ACCACCTGTTAATCTTCCTCTCTCTAAACTTCTTTCTTCCGAGCGAGCACGTTGACGAGCTCCTTCTCTCTCCATATGGTTTAAGAACGCTTGCATAAATGCACCGTTCAATATTGCTTGTTTTGCTAAATCCTCCTGTGATCTGGCAAGACCTTCCATGCCACGAGCTAATGAACTCAATGATTGAGATATTGCTACTAATCCACCTTCTACACCACGTAATCCTGCAGTTAGTGCATTGGATAATGGAATTGAAGATAGTTCATTAGTTACATTGTAGTCAAATCCACCACGAAATCTACTTTTAAAATCTCCTGTAGGATTAGTTCCAGCACCACCTACGCCTAATCTGCCCTTGGTTCTAGCGATTGCATCACCGCCAAATCTTGAACCAAGGGCTCTCTTAAAAAAATATCCTCTACCTATCCCTGCTTCTGATAAAGATGTTCCACCATCGTCTGCCTTCTGTTCTGCAAATCCACGTTCATCCGACGCCATATCGGAAGCTTCTTTAAGACGCCTTCCAATTTGACCTGCAATCATACCCAGATAATCCTTATTACCTGTAGTATCAACATATGCTACGGTTCCTGATGCCATTACCTTTTTTGTTTTTCTTGTTCTTGTTTAACTTGTTCTAAGTACTGCATTAACAATGAAACATATACCTGTCTTTCAAAAGGCATCATGTTTTCAATTTCACTCAAACTATATTTATGGTGTTGCATTAAAGCGAAGTTAGTTTTGTAGTACCCTTCCAAAGTATTATGGAAGAGTGCTATCCGAAAAAACTTGCCAGTCCTCTCAGAGTATATTCTGATTCAACACCAGTATTAGGATTAGTTACTTTGAATGAATGTTCCAGTCTTGGAGCTGTTTCAAAGAATTCTTGTATTTTTTCTAATTGTTGATTTGTCAAACCTTCTACAAATTGAACAAATTCCTTTTTAGTAGTAGTAGATTCGTCATATACCTCTTCTCCTTCAAAAATTTGATCAATAGACTCTGCAATAACGTTAATTACGTCAAATTCTGTATTATTGGTAAATTGTCCTTGAACAAATCCATCAAAAGAAGGATATTTCATTATAACACCTAATTTATCAGTTAACATGATTTTATTACTATGTCCCTCTGGGAAAATTACTTGAGCTTCAGTAATATTCAAATTATACTTAACTTGTGTCTTTTCATCGTCCTGACAAGTAATATTCATTTGAATAATTTCTCCAACAGAAACCGCACGAATATTAAGGAAAATATACTCTAAATCAAAACTTGCAAGACTTTCAAGTTTTATTCTTGTTGTAATACAAGCTTTTAATAGTTCAAATACGGCGTCTTTAATATTTTTCTCTTCATCCGTCTCTAGTGCCATTAACAGGATTTTTTCTTCTTTTACTAGAAAAGGACGAAATCTAATTTTTTTCTTATTTGATGGAATTACCAAATCATACGTTGGTAAATCCATTGTTGGCAATGCCATAATATCTACTCCAAGGTCATATTTATATTTAGCGACTTTTTAAACAAAAAAATAGCGGAAAAAATTTTCCCGCTTTTATGGAATTGAAAAGTCAATTTTGCTATGTTAGATGGTATATCCTGGACCAATTTTTTTATTCTTTGAAACTGGCATGTCAGTAGTCCATACATCATCGCTTGTCCAATCAGTTGTACCATCTAGTCTGGTAGGTATACCAGATGGATCTGGTGGTTTTGCAAAAATTGCTTGATTAATATTGTTATGAATGATTGTATGTCTAGTGTAATAGAACTGTGCTGTTACTTTTGTTATTAGAGTAGATCCAAATTGTAATGGCACAGCATCAATAGCAAACGGCCACGCTCTTTCTAAGTTGTATGTTATTGATGGTCTCTTTCCATCTGTGCTATCAGGACCTATTTCAGTTTTCGTAATTTTAATTGTTTTACAATAACTTTTTGGAAGTCGTAATTTGTTAGTTCTATTTGCTCTCAATGTATCGGAAGGTTGATCACTATACAAACCTATGTTTGAAAAAGGTATTTCACCAAAAATACTACCATACCAATCATTTAGATACTTCAATGGTGTCATATTAGCATCACACTGGAATCCAAGTTGAACTTCTGTGAAAACACGGGTGTGTGGATAGTTTACTTGACCTTCACCAGTGTATCTTCCTTCAATAGTTCCAGTTGCTGCCTGTATATTTGGTAACTGTGCTTCGTCACATAAAAACTCAAATATACCATTTGCGCCAGGTCTACCATTGTTCTCTATAATCTCCACTACAAAATGATTTGCATATGACATACCGCCATTTGCGTTCATTGTAGCTAAGAACTTATTAATAGACACGCTAAATACCTATGTTGGACTAATTATATTTATGGCGTATTCTGGGTATTATAAACCAATACATCCTCAGAAGTATCGTGGCAACCCGACAAATATTGTTTACAGATCACTTTGGGAACGAAAGTTCATGGTTTTCTGTGACAATAACCCATCTATATTACAGTGGGGTAGTGAAGAAATTATCATACCATACAGAGCACCTGATGGTAAAGTAAGAAGATATTATCCAGATTTTTGGATTAAAGTTCGTGAAAAGTCTGGTAAGATCACGAAGTATATAATTGAAGTAAAACCCAAAAAACAAACACAACCACCGAATGTTAAAAACAAAAAAACTGCTGCCTACCGTAATGCTGCATTAACATACGCAAAGAACCAAACTAAATGGTCTGCTGCTCGTGAGTATTGTGAAGACAGGCAAATGAATTTCTTAATACTAACCGAGGATCATTTAGGAGTATGAAACAATGGCAACAACACTGTTTGAAAAAATAACAGAGAAAACTGCAGGAGAAAAAAAATCACTAGCATGGTATCGTGCTGCTGTAAAAGCAGAAGCTAGTTCATATAATAAAAATTTTAATAAGTATATCTTAAAAGAAAAAAGTGATAACATTGGTGCTGTAGAAGACCAAGATGCCAACGAACTTCGTAGATATACTGTGCAAGGTCACATGTACATGTTTGAATACAAAGCAAAGATGAAACACTTGCCTTACTTTGATAAGTTTCCACTTGTATATGTTTTAAAGGCAACTAGGAGTGAGTTTTGGGGATTGAATCTTCATTACTTAACACCAAAGAGAAGAATTCAAGCTACAAGAAAATTAATGCAAGGCAGAATTGACTTTCCTAAGAAGTGCTTCCATAAATACCTACAGCCTCATGTTGAAGGTTTGTTATTAGATCTAGCTGCAAGTGAATGGGATACTGCTATCCTTCTCCCTACAGAAGATTTTGTGAAAGAAATCAATGGTTTGTCATTTTCCATTAAAAAGGAAGATGTCTGGAAAGAAACCAATGAGACCTTCTACGATAAGATCAGAGGACAAAGAATTGTCCAAGGTTATGGCACTACACAATCTAGGGAAATGGCAACGTAATGGCAACACCACCAAAGAAAGGAGAATGGAAGAAGGTAAAGACTAGCAAAAGTTGGAAGTATCAGGTATGGAGTGGTACTTCTTGGAGTGGTAAACAACTGTATCAACCTAAAGGTAGAGAATATCAACCAAATGGTTACAATGATCCTTATGAAGATTATAATCCTGTATTAGAAGAAGCAACCACCATCAAAACTGACTTTGGTAATTATGGTGAACAAATAGCTGGTGCTGGAGGCTCTGTTAGATTCCCTCATGATATGTTGGTTGATCAAGGTGAAGACTTTGTAATGTTTGACTTCTATGATTACAAACCACCTTTTCAAAACAAAAAATCAGTTACTGATGTAGGTGGTGAATCATATGCTAATTTAACTTTAGGTGATTATAACGCCACTGGATATTCAGGTGAGTATTTTAAAGACAAGGCATATCCACAAATTGTCATGTATATGCCACAAGATATACAAGATGCCTTTTCTGCAAAATGGGAAGGTAAAAAATTTGGACAAATCACCACTGGAATAATTGCATCTGCTGGTCAAGAAGGAAACATTGAGAAACTAAAATCGGCAGGACAAGCATTAGACGCTACTCTTGACAATTCAATGGTAAACGCAGCTGCTTCAATTGTCACTGGTCTTGCTAAAAAAATAACG